ATGCTGGAACAAATGGGCATTGCCGCAAAGCAAGCCTCGTATAAATTAGCGCAACTCTCCAGCCGCGAAAAAAATCGTGTGCTGGAAAAAATCGCCGATGAATTGGAAGCACAAAGCGAAATCATCCTCAACGCTAACGCCCAGGATGTTGCTGACGCGCGTGCCAATGGCCTTAGCGAAGCGATGCTTGACCGTCTGGCACTGACGCCCGCACGGCTGAAAGGCATTGCCGATGATGTGCGCCAGGTGTGCAACCTCGCCGATCCGGTGGGGCAGGTAATCGATGGCGGCGTACTGGACAGCGGCCTGCGTCTTGAGCGTCGTCGCGTACCGCTGGGGGTGATTGGCGTGATTTATGAAGCGCGCCCGAACGTGACGGTTGATGTTGCTTCCCTGTGCCTGAAAACCGGTAACGCGGTGATCCTGCGCGGCGGCAAAGAAACCTGTCGCACTAACGCTGCAACGGTAGCGGTGATTCAGGACGCCCTGAAATCCTGCGGCTTACCGGCGGGTGCCGTGCAGGCAATTGATAATCCTGACCGTGCGCTGGTCAGTGAAATGCTGCGTATGGATAAATACATCGACATGCTGATCCCGCGTGGTGGCGCTGGCTTGCATAAGCTGTGCCGCGAACAGTCGACAATCCCGGTGATCACAGGCGGTATAGGCGTATGCCATATTTACGTTGATGAAAGCGCAGAGATCGCTGAAGCCCTGAAAGTAATTGTCAACGCGAAAACTCAGCGTCCGAGCACGTGTAATACGGTAGAAACGTTGCTGGTGAATAAAAACATCGCTGATAGCTTCCTGCCCGCATTAAGCAAACAAATGGCGGAAAGCGGCGTGACGTTACACGCTGATGCAGCCGCGCTGGCGCAGTTGCAGGCAGGCCCCGCGAAGGTGGTGGCTGTTAAAGCCGAAGAGTATGACGATGAGTTTCTGTCATTAGATTTGAACGTCAAAATCGTTAGCGATCTGGATGACGCCATTGCCCATATTCGTGAACACGGCACGCAACACTCCGATGCGATCCTGACCCGCGATATGCGCAACGCCCAGCGTTTTGTTAACGAAGTGGATTCCTCCGCTGTTTACGTTAACGCCTCTACGCGTTTTACCGACGGCGGCCAGTTTGGACTGGGGGCGGAAGTGGCGGTAAGCACACAAAAACTCCACGCGCGCGGCCCAATGGGGCTGGAAGCACTGACCACTTACAAGTGGATCGGCATTGGTGATTACACCATTCGTGCGTAAATAAAACCGGGTGATGCAAAAGTAGCCATTTGATTCACAAGGCCATTGACGCATCGCCCGGTTAGTTTTAACCTTGTCCACCGTGATTCACGTTCGTGAACATGTCCTTTCAGGGCCGATATAGCTCAGTTGGTAGAGCAGCGCATTCGTAATGCGAAGGTCGTAGGTTCGACTCCTATTATCGGCACCATTTAAATCAATAAGTTACACATCATTAGTACCTTCCTTATTTTTTGACTGGGACAAATTTGGGACCGATGGGTTCAGGATCGAGTCTATTTGCCGTGCGTGTTCGGTAAGGTGATTAGGTGCAAGGTGAGCATATCGACGAACCATTTCGATAGACTCCCAGCCTCCCATTTCCTGTAACACTGACAACGGGACTCCGGCTTGAACCAGCCAACTTGCCCAGGTGTGTCTCAAGTCGTGAAATCTGAAATCATCAATACCAGCCCGTCTCAGCGCCGCTTTCCAGGCTGTGTTTGCGTCATACCGCATCTTCCTTACTGTTGGCGCTTTCGTTCCGTCTGGTTTGGTACAGCTTTCCTTGTACACAAATACCCAACGGTGATGATTCCCGATTTGTTTTTTCAATACGCGACATGCAGTATCATTCAGCGCAACGCCAATTGCGCGGTTTGATTTACTCTCTTCCGGGTTTATCCATGCCACCCGGCGCTGCATATCTATTTGTTGCCATTCAAGGTTGATGATGTTCGAGCGTCTTAAGCCTGTTGCCAGTGCAAATTCAACAACAGACTTTAATGGCTCCGGACATTCATCAATCAGCCTTTGTGCTTCATGGGGCTCCAGCCAGCGGATCCGTTTATTCTTTGGTTGAGGCACTTTAATAATTGGTGCCTTATCCAGCATTTTCCATTCACGCTCTGCGGCTCTTAGTAGGGCCTTTATAAATGAAAGATGCGTAGCCTTCGTTGCAACGGACGCTGGTTTTGGCGTGTATTCTGGAACAGGTTTCCCTTTTTTTCTGCATGCTTCTGCCCTGAGTTTCCAGTTTTCCTCATGACGCCGGTTCGTCATTTTCTGCATTGCTGAATAAATTTTTGATTCAGTAATGTCTCTTAGTTGCATTCCTGCGAAATGTTGAAGCCAGAATCCGATCCGGCTTTTGTCATCGTCCAGTGATTTTTTATGTGCTTTCTCTTCAAGCCACCTGACACACGCTTCCTCGAACGTTATATCAGGTATTTCACCAAGTTTGCTGACCCGCCATGCTTCAGCCTTTAGCTTGTCATGGAGTTCTGTCGCCTGCCTTTTGTCCTTTGTTCCAAGAGACTGTTTAAATCTTTTACCGTTCGGCAATGTGAAACTGGCGTACCATATTTCACCTCTGCGGAAGAGTGACATTTTCTTTCCTCTGTTATGCCATCACCCGCGCTCACCTGGACAGTATGCAGCGGAGACTGAAGAGCCGCAATGCAGGCTTGTCGTGTTGTGAGGTAAGGAGATTTATTCTTAGTGGGATCTTTGCGTGTTGCCTGAAGACGCCCTGTGCGTATCCAGTTAATGGCAGTCGGTCTGGATATCTTGAGAAAATGACAGGCCTCATCGAGTGTGAGGCTGTATGGCTCCATTATTTCACCTCTTGTTGTGACATTGTTGAAAAATGGATACCAGCTCGTTGCTGCCAGACGATCCAACCGAGAGTCATATCCCATGCCATGTATTCGTTATCGCCGTTTTTTGCTCTCCGACGATCTACTAAGTCACCGAAACGCTTTTCCATGAATAATTCATAAGCTTCGCGTTCATCTGGTTCTACTTCCAGAGATAGGAGTGCGATTTCATAAGCACGGCGCTCAATATCGTCTCGCACGTCAAGGCTGCTGATACGCTCTTTAATTTCTTTAATCAGTTCTTTGTCGGTAAAAGTGGTCATTATGCTCCAGCCTCCGGTGCTTTTGGCATTACTGCCCAGTGAGTGATATTGACGTTTTCAAGGTCCCCGACCTGAAATGTCCACTGCCATTCTCCGGTTTCTTTTTGTCCCCAGGTGTACCAGAGAGAACGCCAGCCAATTAGCCAGCCTTCTCCGTTAGCATCGAATAACAAAACACTTTCATTTGCTGGTGGCAGTTCAGTTGACACTGGTATTACTTTGTTTTCCTGTGCTGCACATTTAGCTTCAAGCGCATCGAATTTACGCACCAGGTATTCAGCATCTGTTTCATTCACTTTCAGATCTCGCGGTACACATCTCCCACGAAGAAACCCTTCCATTTCGAAAACATTCATGCGCATTTGCGTAACTCCGATAACTCGTTAAAACGTTCCATAAACATCCCGTAGGCATGGCCCGGTGCCTGTGGAATCACTTTGAACATCTCTGTTGCCGGGATACCTTCCAGTACAGGCCAGAAAGAGCCATCATCAAGCCCGAGATCGCGGCGTTCGGTTGCCAGCATAATGAGATCGGCATATTTCACTGGCGTGCTCATAACAGGAGGTAACCCGTATTTCTCACGGATTACGGCGTCTATTTTTTCTTCCATCCGTTTATAGTCAGGAAGAAGTCGTTTCAGTGGTGCGGGGATGTCCTGGCAATATGCTTCTGTTGCATCATGCATTAAAGCTTCAAAAGCAAATTCCTGCGGCACCAGCTGGCTGCAAAGCACCGCATGTTGGGCGACACTGTAGAAGTGTGAAAGATGTCCTGCAAAGCGACAGATATTTGAAAGGGAAACCGCGATATCGTTAATAACGATGTCGTCTTTATTTATCCTGTCATAATAAAAATGCTTCCCGGAAAAAGTTTTAATAAATGACATTTTGTTCTCCACGTATATGCGCTGCACCGCGCTGAATTCTGGTAAAAGGAAGCCCTCACCGTCCGGCGATTATTGAGTCAATTACATTTCCATAAATGCCCCCGTAGGGGCGGTTAGTTTCTCCACAAAACAGAGAAGAACACCTGCGGTGGCAGCCGCCCGGATGGATTGGGTTATGAGCCCGTCGTCCGGTGATGCTCTTCTCTGTTTTGTAAAAAGGACGGTACCAGCCGGAAGCAAGGGTACAAGCTGGTACCGCCAAGACTACACACAGCATAAAGTTGTGGTGCCGGGCGCCTCCCGGTGCCTGGCGAAGGTTGCACACCAGGCGGGTGGGTATCCACAGAAGGTCGACTGTCAGCCTCAACCTTTACCCGCGTGCGCTGAGCCGCATTCACCACAACGCTAAGGATTCTCTCTGGTTGAAAATACTTAGCTGTTATGTGCCTGCTTTTAGCCACATCAGGCGAGGTGGACCTAGTTATTCCCCAACAACAAGGATTTGGTTATTATGTAACCCTCCCCAACAACGATAAGGATTTATATGGAACGATGTGTAGATAAGTATGAGGAGAGGCATGTGCCGTTAAGACAAAAGCCTCCAGTTCCTCCAAAACCACCCAAGGAAAACTGAGACTAATATGACCAGAGACGATTATAAATTTTATATTCACTACTCTTATGTATTGGAGAAGATGAATTACACGTTGTTAACTCGTATTGATAAATTAATAACGTTGATGTTAATCGTTCTCGGTTTTTCAGTTTTCGCCCCGTACAGTAATTTATTTATTTTCGGTTTGTTTGTTGCCGTACTTTCGGTTCTTCAGTTGGTCTATCAGTTCGGCCAGGAGGCTGGGATGTCTAAAGAACAAGCGAGGCATTACAAAAGACTGCTGATTGAGTCTGATACTCTTTCTGAAGATCAGTTGCAAGCTAGGTATTTAAAAATCCAAGATACCGATAGTAATCCATGGAAATCACTTGAACGAGCGGCTTTCATTCGGGCCTGCATTTTTGCTGGTGTTCCAACTAAGTACGATCTAACAACCAAAGAAAAATTTATTGCTTGGTGTGCGGGAGATCTACCTCTAGAGAATGAACTAACGGATATTAATGATGACCAACAAGCATAATCCAGTTCACGGACATGTACCTCCGAAGCCGAAACCACCGAAACCGAAGAAATGAGACATAATAGGATTGGATAATGAGTCGACCAATAGAGCCTTTTCATATTCCACCTCGTCCCAGGCCACCAGATCCAGGCCCAAAGTGAGGGTTACTGATTTTTAAAGAGCGAAGCGTCCGGTAGGGCGCTTTTTTGTTGCTAACGAATCATCCTGGACTTCATATGCCCCAGGCGGCTACTTCGTGGGCGTCCTGCCTGTTCGTTGTCGGTAAAATGATATTGCTACTTAAAGTTGCAAAAATCAACTACAAAAAGTAGAAGCTAAGGGCATAAAAACGCATTTTGAAATTAATTCATTGAATTTACAGGTAAAATATTTTGGGGGCTATGATCAAAAAATTATATTGTGAAGTTAGCTGAGTTGTAGAACGTGATGGATTGTTTCATTGTGGCTGAGATCAGTATGTGATCTAGTTAATCATCAAGTGGGGAGAAGTCAATCATGAGAGTATTGTTGAGTTTTTGGAGGCTAAGTGTAAAACGGTAGGGAATTTACTACTCAATGGATTGTGTGATTTAGCCTCGATAGTAAGAAAACTAGGGCAGGTCATAGTCAAAAACTTATCAAAACATAAATTTGGCGAGACCTAAAATCGCCAAGCCTGTTGCAACAGTCCATGCGATCTGTTTATTTACGGCTGATGAAATAGCGCTGTTGACTTCACTTAGGCTAGGTTTTTTTGACAACTTTTCATCTATATCTATTTGTTTTTGAAGGATAACAGCGACATCGCGTCGGGTGTCGGAGAGAGCGTTTCGCAAATCACGAATGTCAGCTCTCATCTCTGCGAGATTTGTTTTTATATCCTCAACATTCGCTTCTAACTTAGCGACTCGGGCTTCAAGCATGTCATCACCTCCGCCATCTCCACCGTGTCTTCTAATTGTGGGAAGTTCACTATTAAATGGTACTACATTATTTTGCGGCGTCGGCATTTTTTTCATCTTCCGTTTTTGCTGGGAACTTTTCATTTACCCAGTTCAAAACTGAAAACGCATTTATATGAATTTCATTTCCACAATTGTTGCATATTAGTGAAAAGTAATACTGGTTAGCAGTATCAGAATAAATGCTTTTTTCAGTAAAAACATTCACATAACTACCAAGTTTCATAGTACATGGCATGCCCACATTCGCGCTGACTTGAGGCACAGTCAATCTGTCGTGTCCACATAGTGTACATTTTAGATATATATTCTTTTCTGAGAAATAAGAGACCAACATATCCATGTTAATCTTTTCGAATCCCTGCTCACTAGCCATTATATGCCCTTAGAACTATAACCGATTGTATTTTATTGACTCATGAATCAACGCCTTGCCCATTACATAAAGCTGATCCTGCGATTTTTCATCGATGTACCATTTCTCATAGGCAGGGTTATCCGAAAGAACGGCTAGCTTGTCACCTTGCATTTGAAGACGTTTAACATGAAAAGTCTTACCGTAAACGAAAGAGTAAATTCCATCAGTCTGGAAGTGACGAACAGAAATGTCGACAAACAGTCGATCTCCGGAAACGAGAGTAGGGGACATACTATCGCCATTTACAGTCATAACCTTAATATCATCCTGAGAACGGTTACCGAAAAGAGAACGGGCATGTTCTGTTGTGAACTCAATGGCGTAGAGCACATCAACATAGTCTGAAAGCATATAGGTTCCAGGTCCTGCGCTAACGCTAAGATCTAAAACTTCTATCCTGTATACGTCGGGTTTTGTTGGATTGGGGATGCTTGCCATTTCCTTACATCCTTCTCTCTCGCCAACACCATATTCTAAATATGAAGCCGATACCCCCAGAGCCAACGCAAGTTTATTCATGACAGAGGCACGAGGCTTCGCTGCGCCGATTGTGTATCGCCGCGCCATTTCATATGTAACGCCAACAAGACTTTTGAGTTGGGTGACAGAAATTCCCTTGTTTGTCATTAACTCGTTTAGTCTCTTGGCGAAATCTGGATACTTCTGTTCTTCTACCATAGGTAGAAGATTACTCACATCACATACGCTCGTCATTTCTATTTTAAGTAGTTGCAATTCGCTACTTTAAGTAGCATTATCCCCTCTGGATTTCAGAGGAGAAAGATATGTCATCTCAAAACTACACCGAGAAAGCAGTAAAGGATGCGGGAAAGTCTTTATCTGAAGTAGCTCGTCGCTTTGGTTTTAAATCTACTCAATCTGTCGCTAATTGGGTAATTAACAATCAAGTCCCGTCGGAACGAGTTTTACAACTTTGTGAGCTGGGGAACTGGTCCGTAACCCCCCATGAGCTGCGTCCTGATATTTATCCAAATCCAAATGATGGATTACCAGAGTGCTATTCAAAAGTTAGCGGTTCAGTTGCGTAAACGTAACCACAGAAACGAGGAGTTAACCGTGGGTAAGCATCACTGGAAAGTAGAAAAACAGCCTGAGTGGTACGTGAAAGCTGTCAGAAAAACTATCGCGGCGTTGCCGGGTGGTTACGCTGAAGCTGCTGACTGGCTGGATGTAACAGAGAACGCATTATTTAACCGCCTTCGTGCCGATGGCGATCAGATTTTCCCGCTGGGATGGGCAATGGTTTTACAGCGCGCAGCTGGCACTCACTACATTGCGGATGCTGTCGCACAGTCTGCTGGTGGGGTGTTCGTATCGCTTCCTGAAATTGAGGAGGTAGTATAAACCAGCGCCTGCTGGAAGTCATCGAACAGATCGGGAGTTACTCAAAGCAGATTCGTTCGGCAATCGAAGATGGGGTAGTGGAGCCACACGAGCAGACAGCAATTAATGATGAGTTGTATCTGTCAATTTCGAAGCTCCAGGAGCATGCAGCACTGGTCTACAAAATCTTTTGCGCTCCAGAAAAGAGTGACGCCCGCGAGTGTGCAGCTCCGGGCGCCGTGGCGTGTCGTGACTGTGGAGAAACTAACGCATGAACAGTTTAACAACACACTACCGTCGCTCGCAACTGATTGCGCTTCCTGTACCGGGTGGAAAAGCGAAGGTGGAGTATTGCTATGCAGTAAATGTACCAGGTGACAGGGAAATTGTAACCCACAGCTTTGCAGAGTGGGCTGTGGGTGATTTCAACCGGCAGAAGGAGACAGTCCTTTGCGACAAGTTAACCGCTGGTTCAAAGATCACTACGGAGTGCCCGTCAGAGTCATTCGTTGGGAGCCGGAAACACAACGGGTTATCTACCTCCGTGAAGGCTATGAGCATGAGTGCTTCAGCCCGCTCGAACAGTTTCGTCGTAAATTCAGGGAAATAGAGGTCGGTCATGAGCACTAAATTAACCGGCTATGTATGGGATGGTTGTGCTGCGTCAGGCATGAAATTATCCAGCGTGGCAATTATGGCCCGCCTGGCTGATTTCAGTAATGACGAAGGTGTGTGCTGGCCATCAATTGAAACTATTGCCCGTCAGATTGGCGCGGGGATGAGTACCGTCAGGACGGCTATCGCACGGCTGGAAGCAGAAGGCTGGTTAACGCGTAAGGCGCGTCGCCAGGGTAACCGCAATGCGTCGAATGTTTATCAGCTTAACGTTGCGAAGCTTCAGGCAGCGGCATTTTCTCAACTGTCAGATTCTGACCCATCAAAATCTGACGCATCAAAATCTGACCCGTCAAAATTTGATGCGTCGAAATCTGGCAAAAAAGCGGGTTTTCACCCGTCAGAATCTGGCGGGGATCCGTCAGTAAAATCAAAACATGATCCGTCAGATAAAAAACCTTCTCGTCCGGACGCTTCGCAACCGGACGCGCAGACGGATGAACAGGATTTTTTAACTCGCCATCCTGATGCGGTTGTATTCAGCCCTAAAAAGCGCCAGTGGGGAACGCAGGATGATTTGACCTGCGCACAGTGGCTCTGGAAAAAAATCATCGCCCTGTACGAGCAAGCCGCTGAATGTGACGGCGAGGTGGTTCGTCCCAAAGAACCGAACTGGACAGCCTGGGCAAACGAAATTCGCCTGATGTGTGTGCAGGATGGTCGTACTCACAAACAAATCTGCGAGATGTACAGCCGCGTCAGCCGCGATCCGTTCTGGTGCCGTAACGTGCTCAGCCCGTCGAAGTTGCGGGAAAAATGGGATGAGCTTTCCCTGCGCTTATCACCGTCCGTCAGCACGTACACCGAAAAACGCGAAGACCCGTACTTCAAATCCAGTTACGACAACGTGGACTACAGCCAGATCCCGGCAGGATTCAGGGGGTGATCATGAGTCTTTTGAATGAAGTTCAGAAATTCATTGAAGCCCATCCGGGATGTACTTCCGGAGACATTGCGGATGCTTTTGCAGGTTACTCACGGCAGCGCGTTCTGCAGTCAGCAAGCAAGTTACGTCAGAGTGGGCGTGTGGCTCACCGTTGTGAAGGAGATACACGCAGACATTTCCCGCGCCTGACTGAGAGAGCGCAGGAACCGGAACCACAACCAGTTCGAGAAACCAGACCTGTGCGCAATTTCTATGTCGGCACTAACGATCCCCGTGTGATTTTGTGCCTGACCCGCCAGGCTGAAGAACTGGAGTCCAGGGGCTTATACCGTCGTGCTGCAACCGTGTGGATGGCGGCATTCCGTGAAAGCCACTCCCAGCCAGAACGAAACAATTTTCTGGCGCGTCGTGAGCGGTGCTTACGGAAAAGCAGCAAGCGTGCTGCATCGGGTGAAGAGTGGTATCTGTCAGGGAATTACGTGGGGGCTTAATGACGACGTTAACTCAATGCCAGCAGCAGGTGCTGGATATGCTGATTTCTTACCAGAAAGAACGTGGCTTCCCGCCAACCAATCAGGAGGTGGCAACCATGCTGGGATACCGTTCGGTGAATGCAGCGGTGGAGCATCTTCGCGCACTGGAGAAAAAAGGCGTCATCACGATAAAGCGTGGCGTGGCCCGGGGGATAACGCTTCATACCGCGGTGAAGGACGACGACAGCGAGGCTGTCGGGATTATCCGCTCACTGCTTGCCGATGAGGAAAACGCAAGGCTGCGTGCAACCCACTGGCTACATGAGAGAGGCCTGAAAGTATGAAACTGATCCTGCCTTTCCCGCCCAGCGTGAATACGTACTGGCGACACCCTAACAAAGGGGCGTTTGCTGGTAAAAGCCTGATAAGCGCGGCGGGGCGCAAATTCCAGAGCGCGGCGTGCGCAGCAATAGTTGAGCAGTTACGTCGTCTGCCGAAACCAACGTCGGCACCTGCTGCAGTGGAGATCGTGTTGTTTCCACCGGATAACCGGATCCGTGATCTGGACAACTATAACAAGGCGCTGTTTGACGCCCTGACCCACGCGGGTGTGTGGGAAGACGACAGTCAGGTGAAAAGAATGCTGGTGGAGTGGGGACCGGTTATCCCGGAAGGGAAGGTCGAGATCACTATCAGTAAGTACGAGAAAACGGCGGGTGCAGCCGCCTGATTAAGAGGAGAAACGAAGTATGAATAATCTGATGGTCATTGATGGTATTGAAGTTCGTCGTGATGCTTATGGGCGTTACAGCCTGAACGATCTGCACAGGGCTGCTGGTTCTCTGGATAAGCATAAGCCTGCATTCTGGCTCCGCAATGAGCAAACTGAACGTTTAATAAGCGAGTTGCAGATTTGCAACTCGGTCAATATAGAGTCAGTTAACGTTATTCGTGGCGGAAATAACCAGGGGACGTATGTCTGCAAAGAACTGGTGTATGCCTATGCAATGTGGATCAGCCCGTCATTCCATCTGAAGGTGATCCGTACTTTCGACATGGTAACCAGCGTACCGGAAAAATTATCCGGACAGGCTGCTGACAAGATGCAGGCTGGTGTGATTCTGCTGGACTTTATGCGCCGGGAATTAAACCTGTCTAACTCTTCAGTGCTTGGTGCCTGTCAGAAACTCCAGGAGGCTGTTGGCTTACCGAATCTGGCACCGCGCTATGCCATTGATGCTCCTGCTGACGCGCCTGATGGCTCAAGCCGCCCCACGCTGTCACTGAGTGCACTGCTGAAGCAGTATGGTATCCGCCTGACGGCTAATCAGGCATATCACCAGATGGTGAAACTGGGGATCGTCGAGCAGCGCGAACGATACAGCCGTACCGCGATTAACAACATCAAAAAATTCTGGTCGCTGACGGCGAAAGGCTGCATGTTCGGCAAGAACATCACCAGTCCCGCAAATCCGCGCGAGACGCAGCCGCATTTCTTCGAATCCCGATTCCCTGAGCTGTTAAAGCTGCTCGATACCGTTCATTGAGGTGACCGTGAGAGCACTACTGACCCCTGAAATTGCCCCGCGTATGGGGATCGTATTGTTCAGACCCGGTTCAGAGCTGATGCCCTTGTTTATGCAGGGGCGTGTCTTGCTGGAGCCTGAGCCGGAACGTTATTCATCTTTCGCCAGTGGTGCCGTTCCGGCGGCATCACAACCGCTGGCGGATGATCCTGCCGTTCGGGCCGTGTTCCGCAATGAGGCAGTGATCCGTCGTGCTGGTGGCGTGGAATGTCTTGAAAGCTGGTTACTTCGTGAAAAAGGCTGCCAGTGGCCTCATTCCGACTGGCACAGCGAGAACATGACAACAATGCGACACGCTCCGGGCGCAATCCGTTTGTGCTGGCACTGCGATAACCAGCTGCGCGATCAGTTCACGGAACGGCTGGAATCAATGGCAACGGATAACAGTGCCCGCTGGGTGTTGTCTGTTGTGCGTCGGGATCTCGGTTTTGATGACAGTCATGTTGTGACAATGCCGGAACTGTGCTGGTGGCTGATTCGTAATGATCTGGCGGATGCCTTACCGGAAAGTGCAGCCCGTAAGGCACTGAGATTACCGAAGCCTGTTGTGCCGTCTGTTACCCGGGAAAGTGACCTTGTGCCTTCGGTTCCTGCCACCAGCATCATCCAGGATAAGGCGAAAAAGGTGCTGGCGCTGAAAGTGGATCCGGAGTCGCCGGAGTCTTTTATGTTACGCCCCAAACGTCGCCGCTGGGTTAATGAAAAGTACACGCGATGGGTTAAGACGCAGCCGTGCGCATGTTGTGGAAAACCTGCTGATGATCCCCACCACCTGATAGGTCACGGTCAGGGTGGAATGGCTACAAAAGCGCATGACCTCTTTGTGTTGCCTTTGTGCAGAAAGCATCACGACGAGCTGCATGCGGATACCGTGGCATTTGAAGAGAAGTATGGCTCCCAGCTGGAGCTGATATTTCGTTTTATCGATCGTGCACTGGCAATTGGCGTGCTGGCCTGATTTTGTGGAGAAAGTTGATGCGTGATATGTATGAAGTATTGGACCGCTGGGGTGCATGGGCTGCAGCAGATAACAGTGGTGTGGACTGGCAGCCTGTTGCTGCAGGGTTTAAAGGTTTACTACCTCATGGAAAGAAAACACGCCAACAATGCGATGATGATGAAGGAATCATGATTGACAGCTGTGTTGCGCGATTGCGGAAATATAAGCCCGAAGAGTATGAGTTGGTTATTGCTCATTTTGTTATCGGCATCTCACTAAGAACTATTGCAAAGAAGCAGAAGTGTTCTGATGGGACAATAAGAAAAGAGTTGCAAACAGCTCTTGGTTTTCTGGATGGTGTGCTTTCAATGTTGTAATATTAGGGGGAATTACCCCCCTTTTTTTCTCTGTTGCTTTAATAAAATTTTAATATTTTGTCTGATTATGATGAGGCAATGTAATAAAAGAAATACCGTTAGTATTGCAAGCCATACGCAAAATAAGCATGCATATAAATTAGTTGAAAGTCCAATAGTGAATTGTGCAATTGCTGTTGTGATAGAACATAATATTGATGTATTAATAAATGAGGATAAATTGTCTAAAGGTTTATAAAGTGCACTATCATTGATTTTGTCAATAGGTATACCAGTGGCAATGCTATAAATTTCCTTATATTCCTGAGTTGCAAAAACCTTATCGCGTAAATTTATTATGACAAAGGTATGCAGGCTCAATAAAAATGAGCCCACGGAAATAAAACCGGAGAAGAGATAGCCTCGTAAGTTTTTATGATAAAAATCAAAAAAGTTAACACTTACTTTAGGTGTGTTTCTGTACAATAGGTAAAGTGCAAGCAATGCCAGGATCGAGAATGCAAGCAGTGTAAGGTACTGATACCTCAACCTTTTATTTATTAGCCATTCATATAAAGGCATTTTTATTCGTCCCGTTCAGCATTTCTTCTTTTATCATATCAAAAACAGGGTTTGTTGTATAATTATCGTTTGTCAATCCATTGACTTTATCGGCAATTATATCGAAATCGTATGTTTCAAAAAAAACAGGGCAGTTCATAAAATCAATGGTTTTTTCTATTCCTGCATGGTTTACTGCAATAACCTGTGCTTTAGCAACTCCACTCATAGAATTATAAATATTTGAAAGATTCTGAGATAGTTGTTGCACTTTTGTTCTGTCGCTAGAATTAAAATTCATATCTATTGTGGTGGTGTTAACAAATTGTTCAAGCGCAGTCATTGGTCCACCTTTAAAATCTATATAATTAAATTTAAAGCTTGTGCTTTTAATCTCTTTGAATTGACATAAAACACTCTGAATGTTGTTTTTATTTGTCATAAGGCTGAAAGTCAGTCTTTCTTTGTATTTTTTATTTATTGCAGTTACTTCTTTTTGTTTTGGTTTATCACCAAGTTTTTTTATTTCTTCTTTATTTTGATTTCTGATAAATTCATTACTTATTGTTTCTAAATGAGAAAAGAGAGTGTTCAGACTGCATGACCCGTGGTGATACATATAGAGACCAGAAAGATTAGATTTTTTAATTAAGAAAAAGTTGAAATTAGCAAGTTTGTCACTTCCTTGAAGATCTTCAATTTTAAGCTGGAATTTACCATCAACAAATTGCGACTTACAGTTCTTTTTTTGGTTTCTGAATGTGACAACTAATCCATAATAGAAATCATTCACATCCGAAATGAGAATTTTACGAGTATAGTCTGTGCGACTGTGTTCTCTGTTTGATGCGTTGATAAAAGCATTCATTACGTCAACGGTATTAATATTTTTGTTATTGTTATTTATTGTAAATCCTATGCTTCTAACTTTCATGTGTATTCCAGGACCGACTAAAGTTAGCGAGAATGGGGACGCATAGTTTATAAAAATCCTAACGCGTACGCAAAAAGTATTATATCGTGTTAAGAGTGGTTACTTCGCCACACAACTTAAACCCGCCGCTGAGCGGTTTTTTTGTACCTGTAAACCTTGTGCAGTACAGTAAACACGCTGGTGGTCGTGAATACTGGCTTTTTATCTTGCTGGCTTTTTAGACAAGAGTTATTGGTATGTCATGTTAACCAGAAGGGAAAAGACATGCTAAAACAGCAAGATATGACAGAAACCGCCGCCGCAGTCCTTCATTTCTTACCTGCTGACAAGTGGGTAACGCCACGCATGATGACGAGAACTACCGGAGTAAGCGAAGCCAGGTGCCAGTTAATACTGACTCAGTTAGTTCTGGCGGGTCTGGCGAAGGATAACGGCGGGTACGGGAATAAATTCAGACGCTGCCAGTAATGGCGGTTTCCTGCTGTGAAAATGGGCGGCTGGTGGGTGTTGGTAGCACCTGCCAGCCATTCGCTCATGCTTACTGGTCACAAGCGAACCACGGCCCACTGCTTTAGCGCAAAAGCAGAGTGAGCCTACCAGAGTTACGCTTACTGATCCATGAAAAATACTGTAAAAATAAACAGTGTTGATTTAATCAACGCTGATTGCCTGCATTTTATTCAGTCCCTGCCTGATGATTCCATTGACCTGATTGTTACCGATCCGCCTTACTTCAAGGTGAAACCTAACGGTTGGGACAATCAGTGGAAAGGGGACGAAGATTACCTTAAGTGGCTGGACCACTGTCTGGCCCAGTTCTGGCGGGTGTTAAAACCTGCCGGAAGCCTTTACCTGTTCTGTGGGCATCGCCTGGCATCTGATATTGAGATCATGATGCGTGAACGTTTCAACGTGCTTAACCATATCATCTGGGCGAAGCCGTCCGGACGTTGGAATGGGTGTAATAAAGAAAGTCTGCGCGCATATTTTCCTGCCACAGAGCGCGTTCTGTTTGCTGAACATTACCAGGGGCCATATCGCGGCAAAAGTGACGGCTATGCGGCAAAAGAAAGGGAACTCAAACAGCACATAATGGCACCGCTGATATCGTATTTCAGGGATGCTCGTGCCGAACTGGGTATAACGGCAAAACAAATTGCCGAAGCCACAGGTAAGAAAAATATGGTTTCCCACTGGTTTGGTGCCAGTCAGTGGCAGTTGCCGAATGAGGCTGACTATCGGAAGTTACAGGCACTGTTTTCCCGTATAGCGGCAGAGAAGTTTCAGGAACAACAACTGGAACAACCACACCACCAGCTGGTGGCATCTTATGATTCACTGAATCGCAAATATTCTGAATTGCTGGATGAGTTTAAATCTCTCCGGCGCTATTTCTCCGTATCAGTCTCCGTGCCTTATACCGATGTCTGGACGCATAAGCCCGTTCAGTTCTACCCGGGTAAACATCCGTGCGAGAAACCGGCGGATATGCTCCGGCAAATAATCAATGCCAGTAGTCGACCTGGTGATCTGGTTGCTGATTTCTTTATGGGATCCGGTTCCACAATAAAAGCAGCAATGGCGCTGGGGCGTCGGGCGTTAGGTGTTGAACTTGAGTCAGAGCGGTTTAATCAGACGGTGAAAGAGGTAAGTGAACTGGTGGGGAAATAATTCTGGTGGCCACGTTGCGTGGCCTTTTTATTTCCAACACAGCACCCGCAAATATCGCGAGGTGAGAGATGACTAAATGCCTCATAACCCAAATACCTGGCCGGACTGGCTGGAGTTGTTTCAGAGCTGGTGGCGTGGAGACACACCGCTGGGTGCAGTGATTATGTCGATCGTTATGGCTGGTTTGCGCATCGCCTATTTTGGCGGTGGTGGTGGCTGGAAGCGAAAAACGCTCGAGATTTTGCTATGTGGCGCTCTGACGCTGACCTTTGCATCCGCTCTTGAATATGTCGGATGGCCTAAATCGCTTTCTGTTGCCATTGGTGGTGGCGTGGGGCTGATCGGTGTCGATGCTATTCGTGGGGCTGCAATGCGAGTAATCGGTAACAAATTTGGTAGCTCGAAGGAGTAATTTATGCAGGCACTAAATTCCCAGCGTAAAGCTTTCCTGGATATGGTGGCATGGTCAGAAGGAACGGATAACGGGCGACAACCGACACGTAACCACGGTTATGATGTTATTGTTGGTGGCGAACTGTTCACTGATTACTCCGATCACCCTCGCAAACTTGTCACGCTAAACCCCAAACTCAAATCAACAGCTGCCGGACGTTACCAGCTTCTTTCACGCTGGTGGGATGCTTACCGTAAACAGCTTGGCCTGAAAGATTTTTCTCCAGAAAGCCAGGACGCTGTAGCTCTGCAGCAGATTAAAGAGCGTGGTGCTTTACCGATGATTGACCGCGGCAGTATTCGTCAGGCAATCGACCGTTGCAGCAATATCTGGGCGTCGTTACCTGGTGCAGGTTACGGTCAGTATGAACATAAAATCGGTGACCTGATTGCCCGATTTAAAAAAGCTGGTGGGGTAGTAAATGAAGCTGAGATATAAGCTGGTTATTGTTGCCTTCGTTGTTAGCGTCATTGGTTCCTTCATCTGGTCTGCTGGACATTACTACAGCAAATATCAGCACGAAAAGGAGCGTGCTGATGAGGCTGTACGAAATGCTGAATCAGCAACTGCCATTACCCGTAACGTTCTGCAATCACTGCAAATCATCAATACAGTTATAGAGGCTAACCAGCATGCAAAACAGCAGATCGCACTGGAGTCACAGAGAACCCAGGAAGATATCAAAGTGGCTGTTGCGGATGATGATTGTGCTTCACGTCATGTGCCTGCTGCCGCTGCTGACCGGTTGCGGAAGTACGCGAACAGTTTACGTGCCGGTTCCGGCGGTACCGCTGCCAACAAGCCTGACCACTGAAACGCCCCAGCCAGTCATTCCCGACCCGCTGACCTATGGGGCCAGTCTGGATCTGAATGTGAGCCTGCTTTCGGCGCTGGGCCAGTGCAACATCGACAAGGCCAGTATCAGGAAGATAGAAACGTCACGCAACTCACAGTAGCCATTACAAAGCTCATCTGCGGGTGGGCTTTGTAATGGCTTATTCGTAGTTGTCACCAGGGAAGTATTCCTGAAACTTTGATTTTGGGAGCTGGGTTTTCGCGAAGTTCGCAAGCCTTCCTCTTGTAAGCATGTAGTTACACCCACCTTCTTGTTTGAGAAGGTCACCAGCTAATGTCCGATACACAACGTCACTTCGCAAAATTTCAATGGTGGAATTCCTGATGAGAAATGTTTCACACATCGGGCATCTAATTAACCAAGCGGTATCACGGTTCTGCCAGGTCGCATCTGAATTGCAAGCCGGGCAGCATTTCTGATCTTCTTGTCCTATGACCATTGTCATGCTCTCGCATAGTGAAGGAATTTTCAGATTAACTCATTTTCAGACGCATCGTAATGGCTTAAGGAAACAATTAATGCCACCACGTACACCAAAAGCCTGCCGCGTTCGCGGTTGCCGCAATACCACTACTGACCCGTCAGGCTATTGCGAAAGCCACAAAAGCGAAGGCTGGAAGCAATACAAACCAGGCCTGTCACGTCATCAGCGCGGTTACGGTTCGAAGTGGGATACCATCCGTGAACGTGTGCTGAAGCGTGACAAAGGCCTGTGTCAGTTATGTCTGCGTGCCGGTGTGGTGCGTGAGGCGAAAACCGTTGACCACATCATTCCCAAAGCGCATGGCGGCACCGATGCCGACAGTAACCTGCAGAGTCTGTGCTGGCCGTGTCATAAGGCGAAGACGGCCCGTGAACGGCTGAAGTAAGAACCAGTTCCCATTGCCAGAGGGGAGGGGCGGGTCAAATCCCTGTGACCTGACGTCTTCCGGACTGCCCGCCCCATCGTTTTTTTATACCCGCGAAAAATGAAATTTAACCAGGAGTGCCGCATATGGCTGGAACGGCGGGGCGTTCCGGGCGTCGCCCCAAGCCAACGGCGCGCAAGGCGCTGGCCGGAAACCCCGGCAAGCGAGCCCTGAATAAAGATGAACCTGTTTTTACGCCCATCAAAGGTGTTGAGCCACCGGAGTGGTTCGCTGAAGAAGATCTCCCTCTCGCCACGATCATGTGGCAACTGACAACCAAAGAACTCTGCGGTCAGGGCCTGCTGTGCGTGACTGACCTGGCGGTACTTGAGCGGTGGTGTGTGGCCTATGAATTCTGGCGACGTGCCGTGAAAAATATTGCCAGACAGGGCAACACCATCACCGGTGCAATGGGCGGCATGGTCAAAAATCCGGAGCTGACCGCCAAAAAAGAACAGGAGTCCGAGATGAGCAGCACGGGGGCAATGCTCGGACTCGACCCCAGCAGCCGCCAGCGTCTGATTGGCCTGGCGGGGAAGAAGAAAGCCACTAACCCGTTTCTGACAATCTGAAAATCATCGAATCATGAGCCGGAAATCTTACCCCAACGTAAATGCAGCCAATCAGTATGCCCGTGATGTCGTGCGCGGAAAGATTGTGGCCTGCCAGTTTGTGATTCAGGCCTGCCAGCGCCATCTTGATGACCTGATGGCGGAAAAAAGTAAGTCGTTTCGTTACCGCTTCGACAAGGACCTGGCTGAACGGGCCGCCAAATTTATTCAGCTGTTGCCGCATACCAAGGGTGAGTGGGCATTCAAACGGATGCCCATCACGCTGGAGCCGTGGCAGCTCTTTGTGATCTGCTGTGCGTTTGGCTGGGTCAATAAAGGTACCCGGCTGCGCCGCTTCCGGGAGGTGTATACCGAAATCCCCCGTAAGAACGGCAAATCGGCAATCTCTGCCGGTGTCGCCCTGTATTGTTTTGCCTGTGATAACGAGTTTGGCGCGGAAGTGTATTCCGGTGCCACGACAGAGAAACAGGCGTGGGAAGTCTTTCGCCCGGCGCGACTGATGTGTAAACGCACACCCATGCTGACGGAAGCGTTCGGGATTGAGGTTAACGCCTCAAACATGAACCGTCCGGAGGATGGCGCGCGGTTTGAACCGCTGATCGGTAACCCCGGTGATGGATCATCACCCCACTGTGCGGTGGTGGATGAATATCACGAGCACGCCACCGATGCGCTTTACACCACGATGCTTACCGGGATGGGGGCGCGACGTCAGCCACTGATGTGGGCCATTACTACTGCCGGGTACAACATTGAGGGGCCGTGCTACGACAAGCGGCGGGAAGTTATCGAGATGCTCAACGGGTCGGTACCCAACGATGAACTGTTCGGGATCATCTATACCGTTGATGAAGGTGACGACTGGACCGACCCGCAGGTGCTGGAAAAAGCCAATCCAAATATTGGCGTGTCGGTTTATCGCGAATTTTTGTTAAGTCAGCAGCAGCGTGCGAAAAATAACGCCCGTCTGGCAAACGTCTTTAAAACAAAACACCTCAATATCTGGGTGTCGGCGCGTTCGGCGTATTTCAACCAGGTGAGCTGGCAGAGCTGCGAGGATAAATCACTGACCCTTGAGCAGTTCGAGGGGCAGCCGTGCATTCTGGCCTTTGACCTGGCGCGTAAGCTGGATATGAACAGCATGGCGCGACTTTATACCCGCGAGATTGACGGTAAAACGCATTACTACAGTGTGGCCCCGCGTTTCTGGGTACCGTATGACACGGTGTACAGCGTCGAGAAAAATGAAGATCGACGGACAGCCGAACGCTTTCAGAAATGGGTGGAAATGGGCGTTCTGACCGTTACCGATGGTGCGGAGGTGGATTATCGCTACATCCTCGAGGAGGCCAAAGCGGCGAACAAAATCAGCCCGGTCAGTGAGTCACCCATCGACCCCTTCGGGGCGACCGGATTGTCACATGACCTTGCTGATGAAGACCTGAACCCCATCACTATCATTCAGAACTACACCAACATGTCCGACCCGATGAAAGAGCTGGAAGCGGCAATTGAATCGGGGCGCTTTCATCATGATGGCAATCCCATCATGACCTGGTGTATCGGCAACGTGGTCGGCAAAACCATTCCGGGTAACGATGATGTGGTGAAGCCCGTCAAAGAGCAGGCGGAAAACAAAATCGATGGTGCAGTTGCGCTGATTATGGCGGTTGGCAGAGCCATGCTGTACGAGAAAGAAGACACGCTGTCTGACCACATTGAGTCCTATGGGATCCGCTCGCTTTAACTGAGGTAATTATGATCATGCTGATTCTCGCGCCTCTGGTGGGCGTGCTGGGGGCGCTTTTGCTGGCGTATGGTGCCTGGCTGATTTATCCCCCGGCGGGGTTTGTTGTTGCCGGGGCGTTGTGTCTGTTCTGGTCGTGGCTGGTGGCGCGATATCTCGACCGTACACAGTCGTCTGTCGGCGGAGGTAAATAGTGTTCTTTTCGGGATTATTTCAACGAAAAAGTGACGCACCGGTGACCACGCCAGCAGAGCTGGCGGATGCTATCGGGTTGTCCTACGACACCTATACCGGAAAGCAGATCAGCAGCCAGCGGGCCATGCGACTGACGGCGGTTTTTTCCTGTGTCAGGGTGCTGGCGGAGTCGGTCGGGATGTTGCCCTGCAACCTGTATCACCTGAACGGCAGCCTGAAGCAGAGAGCCACTGGCGAACGTCTGCATAAGCTGATCTCCACGCATCCCAATGGCTATATGACGCCGCAGGAGTTCTGGGAGCTGGTGGTCACCTGTCTGTGCCTGCGGGGAAACTTTTACGCCTACAAAGTGAAAGCATTTGGCGAAGTGGCTGAACTGCTGCCCGTCGATCCCGGCTGTGTGGTACCGAAGCTTAACAGTAGCTGGGAGCCGGTCTATCAGGTCACATTCCCGGATGGCTCCACGGATGTACTGAGCCAGGAGGATATCTGGCATGTGCGCACGCTGACGCTGGACGGACTGGTGGGGCTGAATCCCATCGCCTATGCCCGCGAGGCAATATCGCTGGCGGCAGCGACCGAAGAGCACGGGGCCAGACTGTTCAGCAATGGCGCGGTGACGTCGGGTGTGTTGCGTACAGAGCAGACGCTGTCAGATCAGGCTTATGAGCGCCTGAAGAAAGATTTTGAGGAGCGTCACACCGGGCTTGGCAATGCTCACCGCCCGATGATCCTTGAGATGGGGCTGGACTGGAAGTCGATGGCGCTGAACGCCGAGGACAGCCAGTTCCTGGAAACCCGCAAGTTTCAGCTTGAAGAAATCTGTCGTCTGTTCCGGGTGCCGTTGCACATGGTGCAGAACACCGATCGCGCCACCTTCAACAATATCGAAGAGCTGGGGCTGGGATTTATCAACTATTCACTGGTGCCGTATCTGACCCGCATCGAACAGCGGATCAACACCGGACTGGTACGAAAAAGTAAGCAGGGCGTTTATTACGCCAAATTTAACGCCGGGGCGTTACTGCGCGGGGATATGAAGTCCCGTTTTGAAGCCTACGCCACCGGGATCAACTGGGGAATTTACTCTCCCAATGACTGCCGCGACCTGGAAGATATGAATCCGCGTCCCGGTGGTGATGTCTATCTCACACCGATGAACATGACCACGAAACCCTCCGATGGCAGTAAAGCCGGTAAGCAGAAGGATAACGCCAATGCAGACGAAACAACGTCTTGATGTACCGCTGAGTCTGAAATCTGTCAGTGACTCCGGTGAGTTTGAAGGGTATGGCTCCGTCTTTGGTGTAAAGGACAGCCACGATGATGTGGTGATGTCCGGGGCATTTGCTGCTTCCCTGCGGGCGTGGAGTGACAGAAAAGCGTTACCTGCGCTGCTCTGGCAGCACCGCATGGATGAACCCATCGGTGTTTACACCGAAATGAAGGAAGACGATGTCGGGCTTTACGTCAGGGGGCGGTTGCTCATTGATGATGATCCCCTGGCAAAACGCGCACATGCACACATGAAGGCCGGTTCGTTAACCGGCCTTTCTATTGGGTACGTCCTGAAGGACTGGGAATACGACCGGACGAAAGAAGCCTTTCTGCTGAAAGAAATCGACCTCTGGGAAGTCAGTCTGGTGACGTTTCCGTCTAACGACGAGGCGCGGATAAGCGACGTCAAGAACGCGCTGGCCCGCGGGGAAATCCCCGAACAGAAAAAAATCGAAAGAGTCCTGCGTGATGTCGGACTCTCCCGTACCCAGGCCAAAGCATTCATGGCCGGGGGCTATGGCGCACTGTCCCTGCGCGACGCTGAGGATGTGGGCTCTGCACTGAATGCACTGAAAAATCTGAACTTCTAATCAGGAGAAATACGATGGCGGTAGATATTAAAGATGTCGAACAGGTCGCGCAGGAGCTGCAGCAGAAGTTTGACGACTTCAAAGCAAAGAACGACAAGCGCGTGGATGCGATTGAGCAGGAAAAAGGCAAGCTTGCCGGGCAGGTGGAAACCCTGAACGGGAAACTCAGCGAGCTGGAAAATCTCAAAAGCGATCTTGAAAAAGAGCTGCTTGAGCTGAAACGTCCGGCAGGTGGCGCGCAAAATAAACTGGCCACCGAGCATAAAGAAGCGTTTGTGGGCTTTTTGCGTAAAGGCCGTGAAGATGGTCTGCGCGATCTGGAGCGTAAGGCATTGCAGGTGGGCACCGATGAAGACGGTGGCTATGCCGTGCCGGAAGCGCTGGATCGCAACATTCTCACCCTGCTGAAAGATGAAGTGGTGATGCGCCAGGAAGCCACGGTGATCACCGTTGGCGGTTCCGACTACAAAAAACTGGTGAATCTGGGCGGCACGGCTTCCGGATGGGTGGGGGAAACGGATACGCGATCCCAGACTGCCACCTCCAGACTGGAGCTGATTGAACCTCTCATGGGGGAAATCTACGGCAACCCGCAGGCCACCCAGAAAATGCTGGATGATGCCTTCTTCAACGTGGAGGCCTGGATCAACAGCGAGCTGGCAACCGAATTTGCCGAACAGGAAGAAATTGCCTTTACCACCGGCGATGGTACCAAGAAGCCGAAAGGGTTCCTGGCGTATGAATCCACTGATGAAACCGATAAGGTCCGGGCGTTCGGCAAACTTCAGCATATTGTATCCGGCGAAGCGACCGCGGTGACCGCAGACGCCATTATCAAACTGATTTACACGCTGCGAAAGGCACACCGCACTGGCGCGAAGTTCATGATGAACAACAACAGCCTGTTTGCCATCCGTCTGCTGAAAGACACCGAGGGTAACTATCTGTGGCGTCCGGGGCTGGAACTGGGGCAGCCGTCCTCTCTGGCGGGTTACGGTATCGCTGAAAACGAACAGATGCCGGATATCGCCGCTGATGCGAAAGCCATTGCATTTGGTAACTTCAAACGGGGTTACACCATCGTTGACCGTATCGGCACCCGCATTCTGCGTGATCCGTACACCAATAAACCGTTTGTCGGTTTTTATACCACCAAGCGCACCGGCGGGATGCTGGTCGATTCGCAGGCCATCAAACTGCTGAAGATTGCAGCGGCGTAATCATTCAGGGGCGCGGAACCGCGCCCCCTGTTCTGACGGGTGAAGAATCATGATCCTGAAACAAGATCTGAAATGGTCACCGGACGGTATGCGTGTTGAGGTCATTCGGGCCGGTGAGTATGACGACGGGGCGCTTCCTGCCCGGGTGCAGGAGATTGCACTTCAGGCCGGGTTAGCTGAGCGCGGAACCAGTGCAAAAAGCAGTAAAGCGGCAAAAGAGAAAAAAGCCACGACCAGTAAAGAGAGCTGAGTATGCTTCTGACAATGGAAGAGATTAAAGCCCAACTCCGGCTGGATGAGGATTTCGATGCTGATGACCGCCATCTGCAACTGCTGGCCTGTGCGGCGCAAAAGCGGACGGAAACGTATCTGAACCGGAAGCTCTATGCACCGGATGAATCCATTCCGGACAGCGATCCGGACGGGCTGCACCTGCCGGATGATATTCGTCTGGGGATGCTGATGCTTATCAGCCATTTTTACGAAAACCGCTCGTCGGTTACGGAAGTGGAGAAACTCGACATGCCGCAGAGTTTTGGCTGGCTTGTCGGCCCGTACAGGTACTTTCCGCAATGAAAATTCGTCAGGCGCAGACCAGCGCAACTTACATTCTGCCGGACCCCGGTGAACTGAATAAATGCGTCCTGATCCGCCTGCGGGTGGATATGCCCGCGGATAACTTTGGCGTGGAGCCTCAATACCCGGTTACGTTCCGGACATGGGCGAAGGTTATCCAGACCAGTGCCACCACCTGGCAGGAAACCGCGCAGACCGGGGACGCCATCACCCATTACATCACCATTCGTTACCGCCGGGGGATCACCGCTGATTATGAGGTGGTCTGCGGTGACAGTGTGTACCGGGTGAAACGTCAGCGCGATCTGAACGGGGCGCGGCGCTTTCTGCTGCTGGAGTGTACGGAGCTGGGCGAATGTAGGCAGAGTCACGGAGGCAACAATGACGACTTCCTTTTTGCACGTTGATTTTCAGCAGCCCGCGGAGATGCGCTTTAACCGCGCCCGTGTCCGGCGGGCGTTTGTCACGATTGGTCAGCGTCATATGCGTGATGCCCGTCGGCTGGTGATGCGCCGTGCGCGGTCGGCACCGGGTGAAAACCCCGGTTATCAGACCGGACGCCTGGCTCGTTCGATTGGTTACATGGTACCCAGAGCCAGTAAACATCGCCCTGGTTTTATGGCACGTATAGCCCCTAACCAGCGTAATGGAGAGGGAAACCGCCGTATCACCGGTGATTTTTATCCGGCTTTTTTGTTCTATGGCGTGAGGCGAGGGGCAAAGCGTCGTCGCAGCCATCATCGTGGCGCATCCGGTGGCAGCGGCTGGCGACTGGCTCCACGTAATAACTTCATGGTGGAAACGCTTGAAAAGAACCGCAGCTGGACACGCTATTTTCTGGCGCGGGAATTGCGTAAATCACTGAAGCCGGAGCGACGACACAGATGAAACTGACGCCTGTTATTGCTGCACTGCGTGCCCGCTGTCCGTATTTTGAAAACCGGGTTGCAGGCGCGGCCCAGTTCAAAAATCTGCCGGAGGTCGGAAAGCTGAAACTCCCGGCGGCATATGTTGTACCGGGTGATGATTCTCCGGGAGAAAACAAAAGCCAGACCGACTACTGGCAGGAGCTGAAAGAGGGCTTCTCCGTGGTTGTCATACTGAGTAACGGGCGTGATGAGCGCGGTCAGTTTGCTTCGTATGATGTGGTGGACGATGTCCGGCAGATGCTCTTTAAGGCCCTGCTGGGCTGGAACCCGGAAGCGTGCGGTAACCCGATTACCTATGACGGCGGCACGCTGCTGGATCTGAATCGTCATGAGCTGATTTATCAGTTCGATTTTTCGGTCATCAGCGAGCTGACCGAAGACGATACCCGCCAGCAGGATGACCTGAACAGTCTGGATGAACTGCGAACGCTGGCGATTGATGTTGATTATCTCGATCCCGGTAACGGGCCTGACGGCGATATCGAACATCACACCGAAATACCCCTTCCTTCCTGAGGATCATCATGTTTGTGAAACCTGTTAAAGGGCGGTCAGTGCCTGACCCTGCCCGCGGCGACCTTTTGCCCGCCGAAGGGCGAAATGTTGATGAGAACAACTACTGGCTGCGCCGTGAAGCAGCTGGTGATATCCGGCGCGTGAATAAAAAGGTGAACACCGATGACGATAAGCTTTAACACCATTCCGTCGAATACGCTGGTTCCGCTGTTTTATGCGGAAATGGATAACTTGGCGGCGAATACTGCACAGGACAGCGGAGCATCGCTGCTGATTGGTCATGCCAATATACGGTGCAGAGATTGTTGCCAACAGTCTGGTGCTGATGCCGTCGGCAGACTATGCACGCCAGATTTGTGGTGCGGGAAGTCAGCTGGCGCGTATGGTCGAGGCTTATCGCCAGACCGACCCGTTTGGTGAGCTGTATGTGATTGCCGTTCCGGAAGCCACAGGTGCGGCGGCAACGGTTACGCTGACGGTGACCGGGGAAGCAACCGAAAGCGGCACGGTGAATGTCTATGTGGGACGTACCCGCGTGCAGGCTCCGGTGACCAGCGGCGATAACGTCACGACGATTGCCAGCAGTATCAAAGATGCCATCAATGCCGTTCCGACTCTGCCGTTTACAGCTTCATCTTCGGCTGGCGTGGTCACACTGACCGCGCGTCATAAGGGGCTTTGCGGGAATGAAATTCCTGTCAGCCTCAATTACTACGGCTTTGGTGGGGGCGAAGTGCTGCCTGCGGGCGTACAGATTGCCGTGGCGACGGGGACCGCCGGAACGGGCTCTCCTGTTCTCACCGGCGCGGTGGCTGCAATGGCGGATGAGCCGTTTGATTATATCGGCCTGCCGTTCAACGACACGGCCTCCGTTAACACGCTGGTGACCGAGATGAACGATACCAGCGGTCGCTGGAGCTATGCGCGTCAGCTGTATGGTCATGTGTATACGGCAAAGATCGGCACGCTGTCAGAACTGGTGACCGCAGGTGACCAGTTTAACCAGCAGCACATTACCCTGGCGGGGTACGAAAAAGAGACCCAGACGCCTGCTGACGAGCTGGCGGCAAGCCGTACCGCCCGCGCAGCGGTGTTTATTCGCAACGATCCGGCACGTCCCACGCAGACCGGTGAGCTGGTGGGTATGCTGCCTGCGCCGAAGGGGAAACGGTTCACGATGACCGAACAACAGACCCTGCTGTCTCATGGCGTGGCAACGGCGTATGTCGAAAGCGGGGTGCTACGCATTCAGCGTGATGTCACCACGTACAGGAAAAACGCTTACGGGGTTGCGGATAACAGCTACCTCGACAGTGAGACACTGCATACCAGCGCGTATGTACTGCGCAAACTGAAATCCGTCATTACCAGTAAGTACGGGCGTCACAAGCTTGCCAGTGACGGTACCCGCTTTGGTCCCGGTCAGGCGATTGTCACCCCGGCGGTGATCAAAGGGGAACTGCTGGCAACCTACCGTCAGCTTGAGCGTGCGGGGATCGTGGAAAACTACGAACTGTTTAAGCAGTACCTGGTTGTGGAGCGTGATGCCAGCGATCCGAACCGCCTGAACACGCTGTTCCCGCCTGACTATGTTAACCAGTTGCGTGTCTTTGCCGTGGTTAACCAGTTCCGTCTTCAGTATTCAGAGGAGTCTGCATAATGGCACGTATCGGGGGAACCTGTTATTTCAAAATTGACGGTCAGCAGCTATCGCTGACCGGCGGCATTGAGGTGCCCATGAACAGGACGGTCAATGATGACATCATCGGCCTGGACGGTTCAGTGGACCGCAAGGAAACTCACCGTGCGCCCTATGTCAAAGGGACCTTCAAGGTGCCGAAGAATTTTCCGGTGAGCAAAATCACCTCGTCTGATGAGATGACCATCACTGCCGAGCTGGCGAACGGTCAGGTCTATGTACTGTCGTCTGCCTGGCTGCACGGCGAAGCGAACCATAATGCCGAAGAAGGCACGGTCGATCTTGAGTTCCACGGTGAAGAAGGGGATTACCAGTAATGAAAGAGCTTGAGTTAAAGAAACCGATTACTGCTCATGGCGAGACACTCTCCGTACTGGAGTTTGATGAGCCCACCGGGAAAGATGTCCGCGAGCTGGGGTATCCCTACCAGATGAATCAGGATGAGTCCGTCAGACTTCTGGCGCATGTGGTATCGAAATACATCGTGCGGCTGGCGAAAGTGCCGCAAAGCTCTGTCGACCAGATGTCTCCGGCAGACCTGAATGCAGCGGCGTGGCTTGTGGCCGGTTTTTTCCTCCAGGCCTGACGGCTGAATACCTCACTGATCGCTTCTTTGACTGCGCCAGTTACTGGCGCATTAATCCTTTCGAATTGCTGAATATGCCGATCAGTGAAATTCCCTTACTGGTCAGTCAGGCAAACAGGATAGAGCAGGAGAAACGCACACATGGCTGAATTTGAGCTTAAGGCGTTGATCACCGGTGTCGACAGGCTTTCTCCCGCGCTGTCGAAAATGCAAAAGAAAATCCGGGGATTTAAACGCCAGGCGGAAGAAGCGTCACAGGGTGGGCTGGCGCTTGGTGGCGGACTGGCAGCGGGTCTGACGCTTTCCCTGAAATCTTATGCCGATCAGGAAAACGCCGCCACCGGGCTGAAAGTCGCCATGATGGATGCGAACGGCGAGGTTGGAAAGAGCTTTCAGGACATCAATAAACTGGCTATTGGCCTGGGTAACCAGCTACCTGGTACAACGGCTGATTTCCAGAACATGATGCAGATGCTGGTGCGTCAGGGGATCCCGGCAGAAAACATTCTGGGTGGTGTGGGTAAAGCGACAGCTTATCTTGCGGTACAACTGAAAAAAACACCGGAAGCGGCTGCTGAGTTTGCTGCAAAGATGCAGGATGCTACCGGAACGGCGTCAGAAGACATGATGGGGCTGTTCGACACTATCCAGAAGGCGTTTTATCTGGGCGTTGACGATACCAACATGTTGTCCTTCTTCACTAAAACCAGTTCTGTTCTGAAGATGGTGAACAAGGATGGTCTTCAGGCTGCGCAGAGCCTTGCCCCCATCAGCGTCATGATGGATCAGATGGGGATGAACGGGGAGTCGGCAGGTAATGCCCTGCGAAAAGTTATCCAGTCCGGATTAAGCGTTAAGAAAATCAGGGACGTTAATAAAGTTATGGCCCGCCAGAAACTCGGGGTACAGCTCGATTTTACTGACGGCAAAGGAAGTTTTGGCGGTCTTGATAACATGTTCAGGCAACTGGCAAAGCTGCGAAAACTGACCGACGTTAAGCGAACAGGTGTACTTAAGGCAATATTTGGTGATGATGCCGAAACCCTTCAGGTGGTCAATGCACTAATCGATAAAGGAAAGGATGGCTACGATCAGATCCAGCAGAAGATGAATAAACAGGCCAGCCTGAATAAACGTGTTCAGGCACAGCTTGGTACGCTGTCCAACCTGTGGGAGGCAATGACAGGGACCGCAACTAACGGCCTTGCGGCTATTGGCGGCGCATTTTCTGGTGACGCTAAAAATATCACACAATGGCTGGGGGAGTTGGGGGAGAAATTCACGAAGTTTGCGGATGAAAATCCCCGGGTTATTCGCGGCGTCGTCGGGCTTGCTGCCGGTCTTGCGATTCTGAAACTGGGATTGATGGGCGTGGGCAGTGCCATCAGTATTGTCAGCAGGATTATGTCGATGACGCCGATTGGCATGATTGCGACGGCGATTGCTCTGGCTGCGGGATTAATTATCACTAACTGGGATGTTGTCGGACCTTATTTCAAGAAGCTCTGGGAAACCATTGGTCCTTATTTTGAGGCAGGTTGGGAACTTCTGAAGAAGGTTTTTGCCTGGTCGCCGCTGGGGATGGTGATCAATAACTGGGGACCGGTTGTTAAGTGGTTTCAGGATATGTGGGACAAGCTGAAGCCAATTATTGAGTGGTTTACCGACAGTTCCGGTGACACGGTCGATGCCATTAACTCTGCGCAGTGGGGCGCGGGTGCTTATGATGCTTATGGGACGGGAATACCGGCACGGGGATACACACCTTATCAGGCGGTGGATCCGGCTCAGTCAAACAACGCCTCCGATGCCACAGGCCCGAATCCCTTCATGATTAACAAAGCTTCTGCGCCAAAAGTTGATGGTGAGATCAAGGTCTCTTTTGTGAATTCGCCTCCGGGTATGCGGGTTATGGAAACGCGATCCAGCGGTTTTGATGTCAGCCATGATGTTGGCTATACGCGCTTTGGCAGGTAATGAAAAATTAATCTGTTAATGAGTCCCACTCCGGTGGGATTTTTTATGTACGGAGTTTATATGACGTGGAAAGACAGACTTCAGGACGCGTCATTTCGCGGTGTGCCATTTAAGGTTGAAGAAGAAAGTGCGGGAACCGGTCGTCGTGTGGAAACGCACGAATACCCGAACCGCGACAAACCCTATACCGAAGACCTGGGGAAAATCACTTTCCGCCCGTCCATCACAGCTTATGTGGTGGGAGATGACTGCTTTGACCAGCGCGATCGCCTGATTGACGCGCTGAATAAACCCGGTCCCGGCACGCTTGTCCATCCGACTTACGGTGAGCTGAAAGTCTGTGTTGACGGGGAAGTTCGGGTCAGCACATCGAAGAGTGAAGGGCGTATTGTCCGCTTTGACCTGAAGTTTGTCGAAGCGGGAGAACTCTCTTACCCCACTTCAGGTGCGGCGACGGCGCAGACGCTGATGTCATCCTGTTCTGCACTGGATGACTGCATCAGTGACAGCTTCAGTGGTTTCAGTATCGATGGCGTGGCAGATTTTGTGCAGAACGACGTCGTCGGTAATGCCAGCACAATGCTTGGGTATGTTTCTGATGCGATGAAAGTGGTGGATTCTGCCGTATCGGATGCCGCCAGGCTGTTGCAGGGGGATATCTCGGTACTTCTGCCGCCGCCATCGTCAGGCAAAAATTTCGTTGAGCAGGTGCAGAAAATGTGGCGTACCGGGAAACGCCTTTATGGTAACGCCAGCGACCTGGTCACCATGATCAAAACGCTTTCCGGTGTCAGCCTCGGCAGCGATCTGCAACCGCGCGGCGTCTGGAAAACGGACAGTAAAACCACCGCCACGGCGACGCAGCAGCGTAACGTGGTTGCCAGCACCCTTCGTACGACCGCAATCAGCGAAGCGGCGTATGCCGTCACACGATTGCCTGCGCCCACAACTTCCGCGGTGATGCAGAATGCCACAGTGGGGCAGTCAACAACACCCGCGCAGAGCACCGGCTGGCCTTCTGTCACGCATCCGGCACTGAACAATGCACCGGCGGTGAAAAACACGGTTGACCTGCCAACGTGGGAAGAACTGACCGACATTCGCGACACACTGAATACGGCAATTGATAAGGAGTTGTCCCGTACAACCAGTGATGCGCTGTTTCTGGCGCTGCGCCGGGTGAAAGCAGATCTGAATGCGGATATCAACACGCGCCTTGAACAGTCTGCACGGATCATTCAGCGCACGCCGGATGAGGTTTTACCCGCGCTGGTGCTGGCGGCGACCTGGTTTGATAACGCGGCGCGTGACGCGGACATTATCCGGCGTAATGCCATTACGCATCCCGGCTTTGTGCCGGTGATCCCTCTGAAGGTGCCAGTGCAATGAACGACAATGTCACGCTACGGGTAAATGGCCGGGAGTGGAATGGCTGGACATCGGTGCGCATCGGTGCCGGTATTGAACGGCTGGCGCGGGATTTCAGTGTGGAGATCACTCGCCAGTGGCCGGGAGATGAGGGTATCACCACGCTTCAGCCGCGCATTAAAAACGGTTCAAAAGTGGAAGTGCTGATTGGTGATGAGCTGGTGATCACCGGCTGGGTGGAGGCGACTCCCGTTCGTTACGATGCCCGTTCGGTCAGCACCGGTATTGCCGGACGTAGTCTGACGGCTGACCTGATTGACTGTGCAGCCGAACCGACACAGTTTAACGGACGCTCGCTGGTGCAGATTGTGCAGGCGCTTGCTGCGCCTTTTGGCATTGAGGTGGTGAACAGCGGTGCGCCGTCGGGTGTTATTCCTGATGTTCAGCCTGATCACGGTGAAACGGTGATTGAGGTAATCAACAAAATACTCGGTCAGCAGCAGGCGCTGGCTTACGACGACCCGCACGGCAGGCTGGTGATTGGCGGTATTGGCTCAACGCGGGCACATACCGCGCTGGTACTTGGGGAAAACATCCTTTCCTGTGATACGGAGAAGAGTATCCGGGAGCGGTTTTCTGTTTACCAGGTGGCGGGGCAGCGTGCCGGAAACGACGATGATTTCGGTGAGGCCACCACCACCGCGCTGCGGGCCCGCACAGAGGACGCATTTATTGCCCGTTACCGTCCGATGTATATCAGGCAGACAGGGCAGGCCACGGGGGCAGGCTGTATTGCGCGTGCTGACTTTGAAGCCCGACAACGGGCGGCGCGGACGGATGAAACCACCTATGTGGTGCAGGGCTGGCGACAGGGTAACGGTACGCTGTGGCAGCCCAACCAGCGGGTGATTGTCTTCGATCCGGTCTGTGGTTTCGACAATACCGAACTGCTTGTTTCGGAAGTCACGTTTACTCAGGACCAGAACGGAACCCTGACGGAAATCCGTGTCGGCCCGCCTGATGCTTATCTGCCTGAACCCGAAGATCCCGGCGCGCGGAAAAAGAAAAAAGCCAGAGTACAGGAGGACCCGTTCTGATTAGGGCGATTGAAACCATACAGCGACAACTTCTCGGCCTGATTGGGCGGGCAGTGGTGAAAAGCATCAGTGCCGCCACGAAATGTCAGACCGTGGATGTGTCCCTGATTGCCGGTGAACCCAAAGCCGGGGTTGAACATCTTGAACCCTACGGTTTTACCGCAAGGGCAAACAGCGGTGCGGAAGCGGTGGTGTTGTTTCCGGATGGCGACCGTTCTCATGCGGTGGTTGTTACGGTGTCGGACCGGCGCTACCGCCTGAAAGGGCTGCAGACGGGTGAGGTGGCTGTCTATGACGATCAGGGGCAGTCCGTGACGCTGACCCGGGAGGGGATCGTGGTGGACGGTGCAGGTAAAACGATCACGTTTCGCAATTCACCTGAAGCACGTTTTGAAATGGACCTGGAAGTGACCGGACAGGTGAAAGACCTGTGCGACTCCGGCGGCACCACCATGTCAGCGATGCGGCTTGCCTATAACGGGCATCGTCACAGAGAGAACGGTCAGGGCAGTAACACCGACAAACCTGATAAAGCGATGGAGGCATGATGGAACTGTGGCTGACGGTGAACGGTAAACGCACCTGCGCCAGCGCACCGCTGGATCCGCTGACCCGCGCCGTGGTGATTTCCCTGTTTACCTGGCGGCGGGCGGAGCCTGATGACAACGCCGACGTCCCGATGGGATGGTGGGGGGATACCTGGCCTGCGGTACAGAATGACCGTTACGGCTCCCGGCTGTGGCTGCTTCAGCGCAGCAAACTGACCAATCAGCTGGTGCAGACGGTAAGGGGATATATCCGTGAATGCCTGCAATGGATGACTGATGACGGCGTGGTGTCCCGTATTGATCTGGATATCCGCCGCACCGGGATTAATGAACTGGGTAACAGTATCACTCTCTGGCGTCGTGACGGACCGGTAATGATTTCTTTTGATGATCTGTGGAGTGCGATAACGCATGGCGGACAGTGAATTTCAGCGCCCGACGCTGGCAGAAAATATCAGTATGCTCCGTAACGATTTATTCGCCAGGCTGGACGTCAGCGACACGCTCCGGCGCATGGATGAAGACGTGCGGGCAAAGGTGTATGCGGCGGCGCTGCATACGGTTTACGGTTACATCGATTATCTGGCAATGAACATGCTGCCTGACCTGTGCGATGAGTCCTGGCTGGCGCGACATGCTGCGATGAAACGGTGTCCGCGCAAGGGGGCCACTGCTGCCAGCGGGTATATGCGCTGGGAAGGTGTCAGCGATGGGCTGAAGGTGACCGCCGGGAGTGTTATTCAACGCGATGACCTGGTTCAGTACACGGCAACTGCCGATGCAACCAGCTCCGGTGGTGTCCTGCGCGTGCCGATCGCCTGCTCAAGTGCAGGTGCGGTCGGTAACGCTGACGACGGTATGTCATTAATCCTGGTCACGCCGGTGAATGGTCTGCCGTCTTCCGGTGTGGCAGATACCCTGACTGGCGGATTCGATACTGAAGATCTGGAAACGTGGCGCGCCCGCGTCATTGAGCGATATTACTGGACGCCTCAGGGCGGGGCTGACGGGGACTATGTTGTCTGGGCTAAAGAAGTGCCCGGCATTACCCGCGCATGGACATACCGACACTGGATGGGAACGGGGACTGTCGGTGTGATGATTGCCGGCAGTGACCTGATTAATCCCATTCCGGAAGAATCAACGGAAACGGCGGCAAGACAACATATCGGGCCACTGGCCCCGGTGGCAGGCTCTGATTTGTATGTGTTCAGGCCGGTGGCACATACGGTGGATTTTCATATCCGTGTGACGCCGGACACACCGGAAATACGGGCTGCCATTACCGCGGAGTTGCGTTCGTTCCTGCTGCGTGATGGTTATCCGCAGGGAGAACTGAAGGTATCGCGTATCAGTGAGGCGATTTCCGGTGCGAACGGGGAATACAGCCATCAGTTGCTTGCACCGGCAGACAATATCTCCATTGCAAAAAATGAACTGGCGGTACTGGGGACGATTTCATGGACGTGACAAACGATGATTACATCCGTCTGTTGTCGGCACTGTTGCCCCCCGGTCCGGCGTGGTCAGCCAGCGATCCGGCGATTGCCGGTGCGGCACCGTCATTAACCCGCGTTCATCAGCGTGCGGATGCCCTTATGCGGGAGCTGGATCCGCGCACCACCAATGAACTGATAAACCGCTGGGAGCGTCTGTGCGGTCTGCCGGATGAATGTATTCCCGCAGGGACACAGACCCTTCGCCAGCGTCAGCAACGGCTGGATGCGAAGGTTAACCTGGCGGGCGGCATCAACGAGGATTTTTATCTTGCACAGCTTGCTGCCCTGGGCAGACCAGATGCCACCATCACGCGATACGACAAAAGCACTTTCACCTGCTCATCGGCCTGTACTGACGCGGTGAATGCGCCGGAATGGCGGTATTACTGGCAGGTCAACATGCCAGCCGCCACCAACACCACCTGGATGACATGTGGCGATCCCTGTGATTCCGCACTGCGTATCTGGGGCGACACCGTTGTCGAGTGTGTGCTTAACAAACTCTGCCCGTCGCATACCTACGTAATTTTTAAATATCCGGAGTAATCCATGCATCGTATAGACACGAAAACCGCGCAGAAGGATAAGTTCGGCGCGGGTAAGAACGGTTTTACCCGTGGTAACCCCCAGACTGGCACGCCTGCCACCGATCTGGATGATGACTACTTTGACATGTTGCAGGAAGAACTTTGTAGCGTTGTTGAGGCATCCGGTGCCAGTCTGGAGAAGGCGCGGCACGACCAGTTGCTTACCGCGCTTCGTGCTCTGCTGTTAAGCCGCAAGAATCCGTTTGGTGATATCAAATCGGATGGCACGGTGAAAACGGCTCTCGAAAACCTTGGTTTGGGAGAAGGCTCTGCATTACCGGTTGGGGTGCCTGTTCCGTGGCCTTCAGCCACTCCGCCAACAGGCTGGCTGAAATGCAACGGTGCCGCTTTTTCTGCTGAAGAATACCCGGAACTGGCAAAGGCTTATCCGACAAATAAATTGCCTGATTTACGTGGTGAGTTTATTCGTGGCTGGGATGACGGGCGTGGTATTGATGCTGTACGTGCCTTGCTAAGTCTTCAGAATGGAGGAGTGGAATTACACACCCACCAAGGGCAGCTCTTCAGAGTTAGTGATTATCGTACAAAAGAAATACCAGCATCAGAAGTTATGGGAAGAGGATATATTGCAAGCCTGACGCCGGGTGCTGATAGCCCACTTGATTTTGATGATTATTCTGTA